AGCAGGTCGCCCACGATTGCCTCACTGCATCATGCGGATGCGGACGAGGGCGTCGGCGTCGGCCGCGGCCTTGACGCACTTGCCGATCAGCTTGTTGCCCGTGGCCGTCGTGGTCGCGCGGCTGTTGGTCGCGTCCCAGTAGCAGTTGGCCCCGGCCGTGATGGCCGTGCCGCCGCCGGTGGCCTTGGGGAAGTCGAAGACGCCGACGACCGCCAGGCTGCCCAGCGCGTTGACCGCGATGGGGGTACGGGCCACGCCGACCAACTCGCCCTGCACGACCACCGCCCCGGCGGCCACGTCCGCGCCGGGGGTGTAGTCGATTGCCTTGCCGTCATGAATGAAGGTTGCCATGTTGCTGTTCTCCTATGGGTCGAAGGCTTACGCCTCGCCCTTGCTCTTGCAGCCGCCGCGGGGGTCCTGAAGGTTCACGCCGAAGTCGTGGTAGCCCCTCATTTGCACGCCGAGCGTTCCGAAGTCCGCGTCGGCCGTCTCGATGGTCGGCGACTCCTGGCCGTTGAGGAACGCCACCTCGATCACCGGCAGGTCGTTGGGGTCGGCCAGCAGATACCACGCCTTCTCGCTGTTGCCGGTGTAGCTGGAGTTGGACAGGTAGCGGCTGACCTCGGCCCGGAACTTGTTCTGGTGCGGGTTGGCAACCGGGTACTTGGTGCTCGCCGTGGTGTCCCTGATCTCCAGGCTCTTGTAGAGCATGGTCGCCATCGCGCTCAGCGCCGTGGGCACCAGCATGACGGCCGGCATGATCCCGATGGGCTTGCCGTCGCTGTCCACCTGGTCCATGAAGGCCTTCTCGGCCTTGGTCAGCCCGTCGATGGACAGCACGGTGTCCGCGCCGGTGAGGTAGTTCTTGTTGCCGGCGGTGAAGAACGCGGCGTTGTTCAGGAAGATGCTCCAGAACACATCGTTGATCTTCAGGCCGGAGCCACGGCCGAGCTTGCGGGGCACCGTGGTGATCGCGCCGAGGTCATCGTTGATGATGTCCCGGCGGTCGATGGCCAGCAGCAGGCCGTAGGTGTCGGCCTTGTTGGTGTAGGACTCGTTGCCCAGCGTCCCGTGCTTGAGCTCGCCGCCCGGCGCGACGATCTCGTACTGGTCCTTGCCGATCAGGCGGTAGGACGTGACGGTCTTGAAGTCCGACACGTTCCGCACCGCGCAGATGTTCCGCCAGACGCGCTCGACGCTGAAGAAGCCCTCGAGCAGGAACTTGTTGGCGACATTCGACAGGATGCCGCCGATGTCGATGGTGCTCAGGCCCGCCGCCTGGAGGTTCTCGGCATGCCCGAAGGCGAAGCGCAGCACGGCCCGGGCGTCCCGGAAGTTCCGGCCGTCGTAACCGTTGGCCCACGCCGCCTCGAGCAGGAGCTCCTGGAGCCCGATGCCACCCTTGTACCGCTTGTCGGCCGCCTCGACGGCCTGCTCACCGTAGCTGTCGAGCAGATCGTCGCCGCGCACGCCGCCGGTCAGCATGCAGGCGGCCTCCAGGACGGCACCCGCCACAGCGGGGCGCTGCGGAATGTTGTCGGGCGGAAGGGGCGGCCTGTCGGCGCGGAGGACCGCGACCTCGGTCTTGTTCGCGTCCCAGCCCTCGCGGATTGCCTGCGCGGCGATGTCGGCGTGCTTGTCGCCGCAGATCTTCCGCACGGCCGCGATCCGCTCCTGCTCAGCGGCCATACGGTCGCGCATGTCCGCGACCGGATCGACGGTCAGTCCCGCGTCGGGCGCGGTGGCAGTCGTCGCCGAGGCCTGAATGGCAGGCGCGCCGGCCTCCTTGCCGGCGGTCGCCTGCGCCGCAGAGGTGGCGGCGTCCTTGCCGGTGCCATCCTGCACGGTCTTGTCCTGCTTGCTCTTGTCGTTGCCGTCCATGAGTGTTTTCTCCTTGGCCGAAGCGGCCACACTGGCCGACGTGTTGCCGTCGGCACCAAGATCGACGAAGCTGATCTCCCCGAGCGTCGCCCTGCGGACGACGTTGACGGGACCGGAGAACTCGCGCCCGTTCACCAGAACGGACTGGTTCTCCTTGACGAACTCGAATTGGTCGACCGACGCCCCGATGCTCGCCTGCCACGGGAAGCCGTTGCCCGCCGAGACGACGATCTCCTTCGCGGCGGCGGTGTCGCGGGAGACCACGCCGGCGGCGATCAAACGCCCGTCCTGGACGCGGATGCTGTCGGAGTGGCCCACGCCGGCGGTTACATCGTGGCCGAAGCGGATGGGCCGGGCCTGCGAGGGGATCGCAAGGCCCGCCAGGTCGACGACGACCGGGTAGCGCCATCCCGCGATCCGCATCGGCCCGCCCGTGTAGGCGACCATCGTGAATCGCGGCAGGCGCGGTTTGCCGTCCTGGCCAGCGCCCTCGGCCGCGGCCTCGATGGTCAAGGCCCCCGGCTCACTGACCAGGTGCAGCGGAGCGCCCGCGTTGGCTGTCGCCGGCCGGTCGGCCTGCTTCTCGCAGACGGCCCGGCGCTGCTCAGCGTCGGGGAACTCATTGACCATGGTCGCGTCGGCCATGCAGCGGTCGATGAACTGCTCGCGGCTCTCGTTGGGTTGCTTTTCAGGCAGCGGCACGGTCTTCCTCCTCGTCTTCACGGTCGGGCTTCTCACCGTTAGGCGCGGGCGCTTGAGGCGCGGCCTGCGGGGACGACAGGCCCAGTTCCTTCATCAGGGCGACTTCCTTGGCCCGCTGGCGAAGCTCGGTCTCCCAGTCCTTGCCCTGGCGGGCATACTCGGCAGCCAGCGTGGTGGTGTTGCTGGCAAGGCGGCTCGCCTGAGCGTTGGCCTCTTTGGCCGGGTCGACGTGCTCGTGCCCGTCCCAGAACCACTGGTGATCCACGTCCTCCAGATTGTCAGGGCCGATGCCGAAGACTTTGGCCGCCTCGGACAGCCACGCCGCCAGGATGCGGTCGAGGACGACGATCTCCATGTGGGACTGCTCGACGCGGATGCTTTTGAAGTAGGTCTGATGGTCCAGGCGCCCCGAGGCGTAGTTGTAGCCGCTCGAATCGCACAGCGCGACGTTCTTGGGCATGTTCACGCAGCGGGCGGCCTCCCCGACCAGGCCCGTGCAGAATTCCGCAAAGGTGGTGGCCGGCTGTTCGGCCTTGATCTGGTACGGCTCCCACCCCTCCGGCCCGAACACGGCCATGTTGGGCGAGAACTCCATCTCCGTCATGGGCTCGACCTCCGCCGCTTCGCCGCCGGCGGGCGCGTTGGTCTTCATGAACAGGGCGATGTTGGCAGCTGAGCGGGCCGCGTCCAGCACCGCCTGGCGGTACTGCCGGAGCTGACCGAACAGCGGAATGGCCGGGAGGATGTCGGGCAGGCCGCGGGACTGGCCCGGCCGGTCGGCGCGGAACCAGTGGATCATGCTCTCGGCCGGGACGCGGTCGAACTGCGTCGCCCCGGAGAGCGATCCACCGCCTGGGTGCCCCTTCAGCACGTGGTATTCCACGGGGTTGCCGAACTCGTCGAACACGATCCCATCCACTGCGCCGCTGTCGCCAGCGAGCTTTCCCGCCGGCGTGGCGACCTGGTCGGCCTCGATGAGCTTCAGGTCCAGCTTGACCGGCGACTTGAGGTTGTCGTTGCTGAACAGGATCGCAAACGCCTCACCGTCTTGCGCCCGGACCATCCGCATGGTGCGGAGCTTCTCGGCCAGGCGAACGGCCTTCGCCCACCGGGCGAACTCGACCTCGATGCTGTGGTTGGCGCCCGCGTTTTCACCGTTGTCCAGGAGCATCTGGAGCCGCGGGCCCGTGCCGACGACGTCATTGGCCAGCGTCTGGACAATGCCCTTGAGGTAGCAGCCGTTGCCCACCTCGTAGCGGGCACGGTTGCGGAGGGTACGCCGCACATCGGCATTGGCGGCTGCATTGGCCGACAGTCCGTCGGCGTTGGCCCAGTGGCGGCGGTTGTCGGGCGTGGTCTGGGCGGCATCGTACTTCGCGCGGATTACCACGACCTGCCTCGCAGGCGTCCGTTCGCGTCGCTTTGTGAATGGCCACCAGCCCATGTGCTTACACCGTTCCCGGCGGGATGATCTTCACCCGCGTCAGCGCCTTGGCCGGGTTCTTCGCGGCCCTCTTGCTGGCCAGGTACTTGTCGCCGGCGATCTGATCGGGCAGCGAGTGCTGCTGGACCGTCACGCCATCGGCGCTCGCCTGCTTGGGACCCTTTGCGTTGGTCTCAATCGCGCTGTCCAGGTCTTCCGCCATCGTTCACCTTCACTCGCGGGAGCCGGAATCGAACCGGCGACCTCGTGGGTATGAGCCACGCGAGCTGCCGCTGCTCCATCCCGCTGTAACGCCCAAAGAAAAAGCCCCACCTCCACACCTGTACAGGTGAAGGTGGGGCTTCAGCTTCGTCTCCGAAGGCTCAGGGCTGGCCGGCCCTGTTCCTTGGGCAGTATTCGATTGTCACGCACGGCCGCCGAAGCAGTCGCTTCGATGGTGCATCCATTTTCCCACGCCGTCAGAAGCGCGCGAAGCGCAATCCCGCCGGATGTCTACCGCTAGACATTCACGAGGGCCTTTTCATCAAAGAACGCCCTCACGCGGGGCATCGTTGACCGCGGGATGCCGTACATCTTCACGCCGAAGCCGCCGAGGTCATCGTTGCCGGTATGCACGTGCAGGCCGTTCAGGGCCTCGGCGATGCGCTCCAGCGCGCGCCGCACCTTGCCCCGCGCCGCGGGACCGCGGTCGTCCAGCAGCCCGTCAGCCAGTTCCGCCAGCGACAGGCCAATCGGCTCGACGGGCAGGTTCTCCAGCACTTCCAACTCGAACTCATTCAGACCTTCCATGATCCAGTTCCCTTTCTGTAGTTGTGATCCGTCTCCCGCAGTTCCTGCACTCCCGCCGGCGGATAAGCGACGAGCCCGGCCCGCGGCGGGTGTAGATGACGTAGAAGTGCCGACAGCCGCAGCGGCGGCATTCCAGCCCGACGGCATCGGCGTCGGGCGGCCAGGACTTCCGCTGACTGGTAGCGGCGCCTGTCACCACTTCCTCCTCAGGTCTTCCTGGGTGTACCGCTTCCGCTCGCGGCGCGGCGGGGCCTGCATGCCCGGCTGCTGCACGCCGATCATGGAGGCCGCCGCAGCGCAGCCCACGAGGCAGTCCAGCCAGTGGTTGTCCGGGCGCGTGGGCCGGGGTTTCCATTCCCGCACATCCCGGCCGTGGCCGTGGGTCAGCGTCCAGGTCTCCGATCCGGCCACGTGCTCTGCAAACAGGGCGTGCTCGCTCGCGGACCTGCCGAAGAGCGTCATCGCGCCAGGCTCCCCCGGCGCGGAAGACAGCCGGTCGTGGACGAAGGCCTTCCAGTAGTTCGTGTCCACGCAGACATGGGGGAACTCGCGCGTGCCGGTGACGCTGGGCGAGTACCAGAAGTGCCCCAGCGTCCAGCCGGGCTTCCGTTGGTACATGCTGATCGGCCTGTTGCCGGCCTTGATGCCCACGCCTCTGGACAGGACCATCGCCGCGCCGCCGGCCCTGTGTTTGACGGCCGCGGCGATCCCGCCCTTGTACCCCATGTCCACCAGCAGCCTCTCGATCCGCAGCACACCGCCGCCACCGGCACGGGGCCACTGGCGCTGAAGCAGGTTCTCGACGAGCTTCTCCAGCCCCGCCTGGATCGCCCCGTCATCGCCCATGCCTGGAAAGGCCCTGCCCAGCGGGTTAGGCGGGTCCTTCTGCGAGAAGAAGCTCCTGCGCTGATCGGGCAGCGTGCCGTAGTCGATGACGAAGCCCGTGAAGTCATCCTGCCATGCGCATACGCACCAGTACAGAAGCTCCTTGTGGACGTCGATGAAGGC